AGATGAAAGAGAAGTTAATTTAAATTTAGCAGGAGGAGCAACAGCCAATAAAGGAGTTGCATTTGAACAACAAATAGTAGATGATTTAAACAACTTTAAAAACGAAGTAAAAGAATTTACACACCAAAAACTTGTAGAAGCAATTATTAAAGAATTTAATCTCACAGAAGATAATTTTGAAGTAAAAGCAGTCGGAAGTCAAAATCAAAGAAGATCATTAAAATTTACACCAGACGGTCCTTTGATAAGCACCCCAGGTGAACAAAGTATAGCACAAACACTTGCTGATTTAATATTAGTAAAAGAAGGTAAACAACATTACTTATCTTTAAAATATAATGAAACTCTTACTTTTTTTAACTCCGGTACTAAAAATGTATTTACTGATCAAGACGTTACTGATGGTAGAATAACTAATCCTAATGGAGTAGCACTTTTAGAAATGTTAGGAATAAATAATGAAGTATTCTGTAGAGTTTTTAACGAATATAAAGAAGATAAATCAGGGACTAATTTTAAAGAGTTCCATAAAAATGTAGAACCAGATCAAACTAAACTTAACAACTTAATGTTATCTGGTATTGGTTCTGGCTATTATATGGTAAAAGGAGCAGATTCTGGTAACTTTGACTTTTTCTTTATTGATGATGATTACTTACAAAAAGCTGCTAAACCAACTTCAGGAGTATTCGTAGAGTACGGAGGCTCAGGAGGTGTAGCAAAAAGAGTTAATGTAAAATTTACCACAGGTAAATATAGAATTACAATTAACATAAGAAATAAACAAGGAGGAGTAGCGCCAACACATATTATGGCTGACTACAAACCTATTTAGTTATGGCACAAGACATAAAAAAAATAATAGCACAGGAGTATATCAAGTGTGCTAAAGATCCTTCGTACTTCATGAAGAAGTACTGCTATATACAGCACCCTACCCGTGGTAGGATCTTATTTAATCTCTACCCTTTTCAATCTAAAGTTTTACATTTATTTAGAGATCACCAATATTTAATTACACTAAAGTCTAGACAGCTTGGTATATCAACTCTAGCTGCTGGATATTCTCTTTGGTTAATGCTTTTCCATAAAGATAAAAACGTTTTAGCTTTAGCTACTACTCAGGCTACTGCTCGTAACTTAGTTTCTAAAACTATGTTTATGTATGATGAGTTACCTAAATGGTTAAAACTGCCGGCGGTAGAAAAAAATAAATTATCTTTAAGATTAAAAAACGGATCTAAAATAACAGCTAAATCATCGAATGCAGATGCTGCAAGATCAGAAGCAGTATCGCTACTGTTAATAGATGAGGCCGCCTTTATCGATAACATTGAAGAGACCTTTACTGCAGCACAGCAAACGTTAGCTACCGGTGGACAATGTATGGCATTGTCAACTCCTAACGGTATTGGTAACTGGTTTCATCAAACCTGGGCAAAAGCCGAATCAAGAGAAAATAGTTTTATCCCTGTTAAATTACCATGGACAGTACATCCTGAAAGAAACCAAGAGTGGAGAGATCAACAAGACTCAGATCTAGGGCCTCGTATGGCTGGGCAAGAATGTGATTGTGATTTCTTAGCTTCTGGGGATACTGTCTTCGAACCTGATGATATGACTTTTATAGAACAAACTTCTTTAAAAGAACCCATGGAAAGAAGAGGTGTCGATGGTAATTTTTGGATATGGGAAGCTCCTGATTATACTAAATCATATATGGTTGTAGCCGATGTTGCAAGAGGAGATTCAACAGATTATTCTGCCTGTCATATATTTGATGTAGCAAATGCAATACAGGTAGCTGAATATAAAGGTAAGATATCACCTAAAGAATATGGAAATGTACTTGTAGGAATAGCATCAGAATATAACGATGCTTTACTTGTAGTAGAAAATGCTAATATTGGATGGTCTACAATAGAACAGATACAAGAACGTGAATATAGAAACTTATACTTCTCTCCTAAATCGCATAATGAGACAGTAGAATCATATATGCAAAAATACGAAAGAGATAAATTAGTTCCTGGATTTACAATGTCTATGAGAACCAGACCTTTAGTGATTGCAAAGATGATGGAGTACATTAGAGATAGGTCGGTAACTATTCAATCAAAGAGACTTTTAGAAGAAATGAGAGTCTTTATTTGGAAAAACGGTAAAGCTCAAGCACAAATAAGATACAATGATGATTTAGTAATGTCATTCGCAACAGCTCTATATGTAAGAGATACTGCATTAAGACTCCAACAGCAAGGCATGGATCTAGCTAGAGCACAATTATCTTCTTTTGCAAATTCTAACGCTAGAAATAAAGTTATAATGTCTTCAGTTGCTAATCGACAAGAAAATCCGTATCTTTATAAGACCCAACACGGTGAAGAAGACATCAGTTGGTTATTGAAATAGACTATTTATAATTAAAATTATACTAAATGGCGGATACTTCATTATTTGGAAGGCTGAAAACGTTATTCTCTAACGACGTTGTGATACGAAATGTTGGAGGAACTCAGTTAAAAATAGCTGACGTCAATCAAATACAAACTACCGGTAGATATCAAACTAATTCTTTAATAGATAGATTTAGTCGTTTATATATTTACAATAATAAGAATATATTTAACCCTAACCTTAATTACCAAACCCTACGTATTCAGTTATACTCTGATTATGAGGCAATGGACACAGATCCTATTATAGCATCTGCTTTAGATATAATTGCAGATGAAGCTACAGTAAGAAATGAAATGGGAGAGTTGCTTTCTATTAAATCTTCCGATGAAAATATTCAGCGTGTACTTTATAACTTATACTACGACGTTCTTAACATAGATTTTAACCTGTGGTCTTGGACTAGGAATATGTGTAAATATGGAGACTTCTTTTTAAAGTTAGAAGTAGCCGAAAAGTATGGAGTTTATAATGTTCTTCCTTATACTGTTTACCATATGGTTAGAGAAGAAGGAACTAACCCAGAAAACCCAACATCTGTGGAATTCGTATTAGATCCTGACGGAATCGCAGCTTCACAGAATCCTAATTACCTCCCTAAAAGGGACGGAAAAGAAAGACAACTTAGGTTTGATAATTATGAAGTAGCTCATTTTAGATTGATTTCTGATACTAATTACCTACCTTACGGACGTTCTTATTTAGAGCCTGCTAGAAAAATATTTAAGCAAGTTACTCTAATGGAAGATGCGATGTTGATTCATAGAATCATGAGAGCACCAGAAAAGAGAATATTCTACATAAACGTTGGTACTATTCCACCAAATGAGGTTGAGCAGTTTATGCAAAAGACTATCAATCAAATGAAAAAAACTCCTTACCTTTCCGATGATGGTCAGTATAACTTACGTTTTAATATGCAGAACATGATGGAGGATTTCTACCTTCCAGTTCGTGGAGGAGATACCTCTACTAAGATTGATACTACCCCAGGATTACAGTATGACGGTATTCAAGATGTTGAGTTTCTACAACAGAAAATGTTTGCTGCTTTAAAGATTCCAAAGGCATATTTTGGATATGAAGGAGATTTGCAAGGTAAAGCAACCCTTGCCGCAGAAGATATAAGGTTTGCAAGAACTGTTGAACGTATTCAAAAAATAATGGAATCTGAGTTGACTAAGATTGGATTAGTTCATTTATATACTCAAGGATTCACAGGAGAGAACCTAACTAATTTTGAAATAAAATTATCTACTCCTTCAATTCTATTTGAACAAGAAAAAGTAGCTTTATTTAAAGAAAAAGTAGATTTAGCTGAGCAAATGAAATCCTCAGGATTATTTTCTACTAATTTTATTTACGAAAAGATATTCGATTTATCTAAAGATGTTTACGAAGAGCAGAGAGACTTAATGAGAGAAGATAGTAAGAGAGACTTTAGAAAAGCACAAATCGAAAACGAAGGTAACGATCCTGCTAAATCTGGAATCACTTACGGTACACCACATGATCTAGCCTCTATGTACGGTAGAAGATCAGAATCTACTCCTAAAGGTGGTGGACCTTTCGAACTACCGACCGGCTATTCAGAATTTGATCCTGCAAAAAAATCAGACTGGGGACAACCTGGACCTGAAGGAGGAAGACCAAGAGAAAGAGCTTCACGTTACGGTACCAATGATGGAATAGGAGGAAGAGATCCTCTAGGACAGCAAGGTATGAAAGGAGGATTCCCATCAGATAATGAATATGTAAATGAAAATAACGTTACAGAATCTGTTTTAGAGCAAAATAAAGAATCGCTAAAAAACATTATATTCAAACAAACTTCTACAGAAGATACCGACAACCTTTTAAGTGATACAAACATTAAGGATATTTAGGTAACTTCAACATATTTATTATAGTAAACGTATATTATGAAGATTAAACACTCTAAGTTCCGTAATACCGGGCTAATATATGAATTATTAGTAAAGCAGGTAGCGGCTGATACCCTGAATAACAAAGATTCAGCAGCTATACCTATCTTGAAAAAATTCTTCAATAAAAAGAGTGGTTTAACTAAGGAGTTAAATTTATACGAAGTTATATCTCGTAACACTTCTATCTCACAGTCTAAAGCTGAGGCAGTATTATCAACTATTACCGAAGTATCTAGAAGATTAAATTACAAATCTCTTAAAAAGCAAAAATACGATCTCATATCAGAGATCAAAAAACATTATAACGTAGATGAGTTTTTTGCTATGCCTATAAGAGACTATAAATCTTATGCTGCTCTATACTGTTTACTTGAAGCTCAAAATAATTTTGACTTAGTTGACCCTCAATATCTTATTGATAATAAGACAACTATATTAGAGCATCTTACAAGTCAAAAACAGAACAAAGCTAAGGTTAAAGATACTATAATAGAAGAGTATAGTAAATTTGATAAAGATTTAAAACTACTTACCTTTAAAATTCTTTTAGAGAAATTTAACGATAAATATAAAAACCTACTTCCAGAGCAAAAATTTATACTTAAGGAGTTTATAACTTCAGTGGAT